TCATTTCAGGTTCGGCCGGAGCTTCCGGTTCTACATCGAAAAGCGCGCTGTCGAGTGCTTCTTCCATTCCCTTACCCTCACTCGCTCGTATCGTGAGCGACCAACGACACGCCCGATGCGGCGGCCACCTGCCTTTCGCGGGAGCAGGAACCCGTTTCGCCCGAAACCCGGCGGCGGTCCTATTCAGGCATAGGTGCAGCTATATTGTCCGTAGCGCTGAGACTTGGCGTCAAGCGCGCATCAGGGGAAAACGGCATCAACCGCCGCTAGTGGGCTGTTTGGGCTGAGGATCAGCTTCGCATCAGGCTCCGTACTACGGAAATAGTCTTGCAGAAGCGTCGGAGGATAGAACTTGGTGTTCGTTTCTGACGGCAGGTATGACCAGCCAGCTTTGTCGTCACCAAGCCACTCACCGCCCTTGAAACCGTCCACCCCGTTATATTGGCTTTCGTTCGAAAACGTCGGATGGTTTGGCTTTTTGAAGGTGTCCGGCAAATGGCCGTTCGCGGCTTCCTGCGCGCTAGCCCTCCATGCTCCACGCAAATCGTAATCGTACACATCCTTAAGCCTGCCGGCTTTCGCGGCCCATGCCTGAAAGGCGACCTCTTCCTGCGGAGTCAGGACCGTATTGTAACGACCCGAGTAGTCTTCGGGCTCACCCATCATTGCGCGCCCTGCTGCGGATACATGGCCTCCAGCACCTTGCGGCCTTGCTCGATTTGTTCGGTGGCGGTTTTGGCCTGCGTGAGGGCCGTGTTCGCCTCTTTGTTCTGGATATCGGCGGTGGCCCCGGCGACCTGAATTTCCTGCGCGATAGCGGCCTGTTTCGCTGCCTCTTCAGCCTGTTGCGCTTGCTGTTGCTGGAGCTGCTGTTTGAGCGCGCCGATACGCTCGATCAACCCGGTTTTGTCGGGGAGCGGTGCCAGCTCAAGGAGCAATTCGAATTGCGGGGAGAACGGATCGACGCCAGAACGAACCAGTTCCATTAGGCTGTCGAACACTTCCTGCTCAAGCGCGATCGTGTCCGGCGAAGTGGCGATGATGATGTCCATATCCATCTGCGCGAGTTCGTTTTCCGTGCCGATCTGCTGCTCGCCAATGGCCGATTGCATCACGGGCAGCCCCGTCTCATCAGTAATTGGCTGGCCATCCGGGCCCATGACCGGCTGTGGTACGATCGCCGGACCCATGACCGGCTGATTGATCATCAGGAACTCGGGCGCACGCGGATTGTCCGTGATCCGAATGTACATCGGCGCCGTGAAGAACTGCTGCGCCGTCATCCACATGGCGCGATAGATACGTTCCTCGAAATCCTCCAACCGCCCGAACCCGCGGCCGAACTGGGTCAAGCCCGCCTGCTGCGCGACCTGACGAGCCCTTCCGGACGCCGCACTACCCTCCCGAAGGTCCTGCGCGATGGCGACAGGCACCATGCGCTGAAGGCTTTCCTTGGCCTCTGCCAGCATGTTCAGGTTGCCGGTAGCCATGTCGGTGGCCTGCACGGTCTGCCAGCCCATGGGAATAACGCCATCGGCGCGCGCGGCCTCTTTGCGCACCTCGTCTGAATCAACAGGAGGCGCGCTCGCATCGGTCATCTGCACTTGGCGGGAATTGAGCAGATGAAGCCCACGCGAACGGCGGGCGTTCACCTCGTCCTGCATCGGGCGCATGTTGCGGATCGGGCCGTATCGATTGTTCTTGCGGTCTACCTTGAATGACTGCGCCTCAATTGGGCAGCGCGTCTGTCCCGTTCTCACATCGACGTAGGGCGAGCGACCATATTCCAGCCACCCGGCCCCGCAATAGACGCAGCGAAGCCATTCGCCGCCGTGCTGATAGTAGATTTCAACAACAAGGATGCGGTTGCGCTGGCGGTCAACCCAGCGAATTCGGTCGTCGGGACGGTCCTCCCAAGTCGCATCGAACGTGCAATCCGGCACCGATGTGAGGTCGCCCAATTCCCTCGCTCGGGGATAGGCCGCCTTGACTTCGTCGGTGTACATCCATTTTGCAATGCCCTTATATTTAGCGTCACTGAAATCGTTCTTCCGGCTTCGAGGATCGTAGAAGAAGGTTTCCCAGCGGATCTGCTCGACGGTGACGTTCGAGCCATCATATTCAACGATTGCAGCCGTCAGCCCCTGCTTGAGATAATCCTCTGCGCAATCGAGCTTGATTTGCTGCCACGTCGCGCGTTCGGCGATGTATCGCAGGGTCTTCGTACAGACGTCCGCAGCTGGCTGGTCCTTGGGCGTGCGCGGGAACCCACGGGGATCGACCTTTGATCGTTCCAGCAGACCTAGGATGCCATCGATTGCCGGGGCAATGCGATTGTCGAAGATCGGAGGCTGCCCGCGAGACCGCAGGATTTGGCGCACCTCGCTGTTGAGCTGCTCAGGACCATCGTAATAGTCCTGATCCTTCTGCTGCTCCATCCGCGCTCGGTCGGTGAGGTCCCGGGCCTCGTCGAACATCTTGCGAAGCCGCTCTTCGTTCGGCGGCTCCAAATCATCGTCAGCGCCCTGCCCTACTGGCGTCACGCTGTGACCGCCATCCTCGCGCATCTGCCCGTGCGGAACTACGGCATGCGGGATGTGCAATGGACTGTCGGCGGCTAGTTCTGTCATCGTGCGCTTTCAGGCATAGGCTCGCCTGATTTTCGCGCGTTCGACGCTCAGCCCCAAACGCTGGCTACTGGATGCTTATCCTGGGGTTTGTGATAGCGGTCATGAGGATCAACAGGCACCGGTAAGGTTTTAACGATCGCTGGATGCGCCATGTCGATCGCTCGCCCGATATGCGCGGCGGCGTCCACGCGGTCATCATGCTTGCCAGCGGGGAACTGCGCGTACTCCGTCAGGATCTCATCACCCATAAATCCCTGAGGAATGAACACTTCGCCCATAGATGATTTCGCTTGGAACGGCAGCGCCTTTGTCGGCTTGTCCGATCCAGCAGCGCTAAGTGGCTCAATGCGACAGTGCGTTCTGGTCCGCTTCATCGCAGCTTTCACAAAGCCCTGAGACGCCTTCCACGTCGCGTCATCCTCAGGGAACCATGCGAGCGGCCGCCATTTCTTGATCAGTGGTAGCGCTCCCTCTTCCATTAGCTTGACGTTACCCTCGTCGTCGTGGCCGATACCACAAGCAACGTCGAATGTGCCCTGCATGCGATACTCGTCCAAGAGCCAAAGCTGTTGCTTGTTATCAACCCCCCAGATGTTGAACACGTTCCAATCAGCGCCCGTACCACCCTTTGGAGCATGATCGCTGGTCATGTAGCAGTGGAGCGCCGATGGACGCTCGGTATAGCGGTTGAACCAGGCCTTTTGCAGGAAGGTGCCTTCGTCAGGGCTGGGCTTCTGCTGGTACAGCGACGACCACGTTCGGCTGTTGCGTTGGAACGGTGCCCAATGATCGTGGCTGAACCACTCAGGCCAAAGCGTCTCGCCGATCTTGCGCCCAAGCGGATCATCGTCTCGATCCGCGATGGCTGGTAGGCAGATCACATACCACCTACGCCCGTCGCGCCCGTCGAACCAACCGCTCTCCCCATCCCAATTCTCGGGCAAGATCCGGCCAGCTGGGTCGTCTTGGTGCCAGCGTGTGAGGATCATGATCTGCGGCGCGCCCGGAATCAGGCGTGAGCAGAAATCATCCTGATATGCGTCCCACGTCTTTTCGCGGATCGTCTCGCTCTCTGCCGCCTCTCGCCCCCTAATCGGATCATCAAGGACCCCAAGAGCGGCGCGGTTGCCAGTGAGGCCAGACAGGATGCCGCCAGCCATATATTCGCTGCCGTTGGTCAGCATCCACTCGTCAGCTGCGCTCTTTCCCGGATCTAGCGTGCATCCAGTAATTAGCTCGAACGCCGGCTGTTTGATCAACTGGCGCGCTCGCCGTCCCTGCTTGGCAGCGATGTTGCTGGCGTAGCTGGCGAGGATGACATGCCGCCGAGGCTTCAGCGCCATAAAGCGCGGCACGAACACAACATCCACATACGTGCTCTTCGCAGAGCCCGGAGGCATCAGCACCATGAGATTGGGAATGATGCCCCGTTCCAGATCGTCAAGCTTATCGACCAGGAGCTTGTGATGCGCGGCCATGCGGTTGAGGCGCATCGTGGGGCTGACCTCCTCATCGTCAGCGGGAACAGTCGGGATATCCACGGTGCATGCAAAGTCAGCCGTCGAGCGGCGCGCCAGCTCGTATTGGGCGCGCCGGGCATGCTCTTCGGTCAGAATGATCATGTCGCCGCCGCGATCTCCCTAAGGGCGGCTGTCGAGAGCTTCGACATGTCTAGTTCGTGCTGAATGGGCGGAGCCTCATCATCACCTGATATCGGCTGCGTCGGCTTACCCCACCCTCGATCAAGCAGAGCTTGAGCAGCTGTAACCCGAGCTGTGTCGCTCGTTTTGTCGCTGGTGACGACCTCGATCAGCGCGTTCAACGCAACTTCAGTATGCTCGCGCGCCATTTCGCGGAGCGTCTTGCCATTAGCGAGCACCGTGCGCGGGCGACCGCCGGGATTCCCAGATTGTCCTTTCTGATAAGGCATACAGATCAGTCCCGAGGCTCCTCATCCCCAACCGCTTGTTCACCCCCTTTCGGTTCGAGTTCAGCAAGCCTTTTGTCGATTGCTTCGATACGAGCCTTGTAACCAGAGCCCATGCGTTCGGATGCGGCGCGCTTGGCCTTGAGGCTGGCGATTTCCTCCTCGGTGGTCATCACCACTCCCTCTCGAATGACCGGATGCCGATGCTGGCGCAGATGTCTTCCATGCCGAAGTCGTCCAGTTCCTCGATCTGCTCCTGCGCCATCCAGCGACGCCGAACGCGCCTCTTAACCGCAACAGGCACCCGTTTGGGCATAGCCTGGCGAT